GTACAATCACAAGAAAACCCACATTGTATGATTGGTGGTCATTGTGTGAGCAAGAAGTAAATGATGACTTTTGTAATTATGGTTATATTATGCCTTCATTATATACATATACTAAATATGGCGTAAGAATAAAACATATTATGATATAATTTATTTTCTTCATAATTTATATGGAAAATATTATTCATTATTCTGATATATTAGCTATACCATTTTTTATAATATTGATAGTTTATATAGCCGGTAAACAAAAAAAAACAATTATGGAATATGTTATTCTATCTTTTGCTATAGTTGGATTATGTTGTGATGTATTATTTAGTGTTTATTTTTTATTTTTTAAAAAATAAAATGTAATAGCTAATACTTATAATGTTCTCTAAATTGTTTTTGTACAGATGATAATTTTCCTTTTTTTATTTTATTGAGGTATGTTACTATCATATTACCATTATTATCAGAATAACCAATTTTTGTAAACCCCAAAATAGTCAATTTATTAATACACATATTACAAGGCATCGAATTTCTATATTCATTAGTCAGCTTGTCTGTTTTGTATGAAGGTGCTCGCACTACCCAAATTATATATTTTTTTAGATAGTTTTTATATTCATTTCTATTAGTTGTCTTCTTTCTTATAAATCTATTTATTAATTGACTTGCTACATCTATCTCAGCATGAACACTGCTATGAATTTGTCCTAATGTGCTAGTTCTATCATTTTGATTCATACCACTTACAATAAGTTTTGATCCTTTAGTTATGATGGCTCCATGTTTAAAATTCATTTGCGATTGTAATGCTTGTTGATAAGCTAAAGAAGCAAACTTTTCTTTTCTACACATTTCATAATTATATTATTTTTGATATAAATAAAATAATCAATTTTATTAATACTATGATTTTACTATAATCACTATAAGTGTTATTATAAAGATTATTAATAATACTATACATATAGTATGAAAAGTATATTTAGCACATATTTCATATTTTAATTTTCTACTTTTAGATTGAAATTTAGCAGCATTAGTATCTAACATTTCTGAAATAGATTCTATATTATTTAATTTTGATTTTCTTTCATTTAGATTAATTAAAATTTTCTTAAGTGAATCTTTAGTTTCATCTATACTATCAGACATTTTTTCAGTATCATAATATGATTTTTTTTTAGTTTTAGGAAAATTCCATGAATTATCAAAATTAGGAGACCAAATATCATGATGTGTGCTATTTGGTTCTTGTAAATCTATTGATCTAAATGTTCTACTTTCATTAATTTGTCTATTAACACTTCCATTAAATTTAGCATTATCAGAATACTTTAAAGTATCATTATCAGCATACTTTAAAGTATCATTATCTTCTTCTATAGACATGTATAGTGAGTCATCTGGTTCAGGTTCTTGATCCTCAAATTTAGTATAATTAATATTAAATTTATCCATTAATCTTAATATCTTAATATTCTTTAAACTTTTTAGAAAAAAGTTTAAACAAAATAAATAAAAAATGACATCAGAAACTAGTTAAAAACATAAATGGAGTTTAATTGATAATATTATTGTGTGTGTTGGTTATTTACTATATATTAAACCTCATATCTTAAACTATGTGTTATATTCCTCTTAAATCTATTAATATTAAATATAAGAATTGTTTATATTTACATAAATGAGAAGTTCCAGGTTCTTTACACCCTTGAAGATTTAAAATGAACATATAATAGGTTGAATATATCTTTTAATAAATTCTATTTCTGTGTCTATTTGTTTAAATAAATCTTCATTTTTGAAACCTAATTTTAATTCAAAGAATGTTTTTTGTCCCTTTAATTTTATTTTATTAAATGAATTTTTATTCAGTAAATATATTTTACTAAACTTAAAATCATATTTAAAATCATCGTGGCCAGAATTAGTCCCATTTATCCATCCTCTTTCATCATTTGTTTCATCAATTGATATCAATGGACCTAAGATACGTTCTTTAATAAAGTTTAATTCGCATATAGCGTAAGGAACATCATTGGGCTTATTTGGAAATAATACAATGTTAACTTCAGTTCCATTCTTAATATCTCTATTAATTGAATCAACAGTTTTTTTATAAATAGATACTTCATTTACAGCCCATCTAATATTTTGATAATCTTTTTTAATTATAGGTGTGTGAAATGTTTTATCAAAATGTGAATTTTTAGTGAATTCGCCTACACGGCAAGCATAGTATTTTACCATTATATGAAATTTAATCAATAATAAAATTGTATTTCAAAATCAATTTTATATTTTCATTTTAAATCTTCAAGGGTAAAACATGTTTCTAAAGAACATAAAAAAGTTTGGGATTTCATTTATAATTATTCATTCTTAATTGGTATTGGTTTAATGTGTTTAGCTTATAAAAATTGTTGTTAAATAACTTTTGTTAAAAGTTTAAATAAATAAAAATAAAATAATTTTTTATGTTAAGAAATTTAATTTGAGTATGCAAGACCACCCATACCACTCATAATTCTAAGAACATTGTAGTTGACGGCATAAATAAATAAAGCATCTTCCTCACTTAATTCTAAAGATGCATTATCAATTCTTGAGAAATTACATGTTCCAGATGGTTGGTGTTCTTCTGGTTTAAGAGCAAAAGAGTAAACACCAATAGAATTATTAACAAAACCTCCTTCACCGGAATGATGTTGATACACTTGTGCTCTAGTAAAATATGTTAAATTTCTTTTAGACATTCTTTCGTGTCCATTAAGTTTAAGTAATAAAGTATCTGTTTCAGAGTTTAAAGGGACAACGGCGCCACTAGTCCAACCTCCAGTAAAAATAAGTTCTTTAACAGGGTGATTGAAATTTAAATCATGATTTTTGTTAATTGAACTATTTTGGAATTGTACTTGTTCAATAAGATATTCATGTGATTGCTGAGCAAATCTACGTCTTTCATCAGTATCAAGGTAAATATAATCAACAAATAATTTGTGATCAGGTGTAGTGTGTGTAATGGTACCCCAGTTAAATATAACTTTAACTTCATGATATTGAAGGGCAATAAGTGGAAGAGCAAGTCCTGGGTTTCTACAGAACCAAAATTGAAGTGGAGTGTATACAACCCTTCCATCCATATCTGGGTTTTGGAAGAATACTTGGCTTGTTGCGGTATCGTTTGCATACGCGGCGAGGTCGACACCAGTTGCTGCTTCATCATTATTATTAATAACTCCCATACCCATACCACTCATAACTTGAAAATTAGTTCCCATAACTCTTCCAGTTTTGTTTTCTGTGAGTTCAGCCCAAACTTCCATCCAGTGTCCATAATGTCTATCAATTAATTGACCTCCTATTTCAAGCTCAACGGAATTAATATCTACTGCTGATTCATTTAAAACAGCAGTAGTCCACAATGTGTGTTGAATATACATTTTGTTTACCAAATCACCATTTCTTGATACAGTAACTGATGTTCTTCCATTATCAGCAACAGTTCCATTCATAGATTGTTCAATAGCTTCCATTGAGAAGTTAGTGTGTCTTCTGTAGACTACTTTAAAGAAAGTAATTTGTGGATTTCCAGTAAGATAAATATCTTGAGCGCCATAAGCGACTAATTGCATTAAACCTCCTCCCATTTTATACTATTAGCATAGAAAAAAATTAAAAAAAAAAACGCTAATATTTAAGTTTAATTTAAATTTTTTTTATATGCTTATATTATAAATGTCTGAACCTGTAGCTGAACCTGTAGCTGAACCTGTAGCTGAACCTGTAGCTGAACCTGTAGCTGAACCTGTAGCTGAACCTGTAGCTGAACCTGTAGCTGAACCTGTAGCTGAAAGCACTGAAGAAAAACTTAATAGATTAATAAATATGCTTAAAAACACATATAAGCAAGTAGAATGTCATGAAAATAATGTTTATTGGAATTGTAATATGTTAAGTATACGTGAAGAATTAGATAGTTTATAATAATTTGTTATTTTTAATTTTAATTTAAATTTTTAAAAATAAAAAGTATTATTTTTAAATTTTAATAAAATTTTGTTTCTTTCTATAAAGAAAGATATTTAAATAAAGAAGATAAAATATTTTTAAAAAATTTAATTAGAGTAAGCAAGACCACCCATACCACTCATAATTCTAAGAACATTATAGTTAACAGCATAAATTCTTATATTGGTGCCACTCTTTGGGGAATTGCTGAATGTTAATTGAGCATTATCGATTCTTGAGAAATTGCATGTTCCTGATGGTTGATGCTCTTCTGGTTTAAGAGCAAAAGAGTATACTGCCAAAGCATCAGTTGTTACAATACCACCATTTCCTGAGTGGTGAGCAGCAACTTGAGTTCTTGTGAAGTAATCAAGATGTTGTGCTTTAAATCTTTCATGACCATTTAATTTAAGACCAATAGCAGTTCCATTACTATTACTTGAAGTTACAGTTCTAGCATCTGTGCCGGCGTTAACTTCTATTCTACTAAAAGTAGCAATTGAACCATTAATAGAAGCGGTAGAACCTCTTCCAGCAGCCCAAATTAATTCTTTGACTGGATGATTAAAGTTGAGTGTAATAGCACTGCTTGGTGTTGAATCTTGGAATTGTAATTGTTCAATGAGATATTCATGTGATTGTTGTGCGAAACGTCTTCTTTCATCAGTATCAAGGTAAATGTATTCTACCCAAAGTTTGAGATCAGAATTTGCTACATTTACATTAGAACCAGCAGCGGCTTCAGTGTTAGTTGCTAATGATAATTTAACTTTAACTTCATGATATTGAAGAGCAATAAGTGGAAGAGCAAGACCTGGATTGCGGCAAAACCAGAATTGAAGTGGAACCCAAGCACTGGTTTCATGAAGTGTTTTATTTGGCGCGCTCCCATCGTCTGTAACACCTTTGCAGTGAAAAGCAGTGGCTTGAGCTGCTGTTGGTCTAACTACAAGTTCTGCACCATCGTTCGCTGTAGGAATGGCAGTTCCATATCCTGTGGTTCCGTTCAACTTAGGAAATGAACATGAAGAATTGACTGCTGTTAATTCGTGCCATGCTGTAAGCCAATGACCATAATGTCTATCGATTCTTTGGCCACCTATTTCTAACTCAACTTCTTTTAATAAACTATGACTTAAATAGCAAAAACCAGTGCTGCTATTTCCTAAAAGAGCCTGTGGATTATAGTTAACATACATTTTATGAACTAAATCACCATTTCTTGATATAGTTGCACTAATATTAGCACCACTAGCAACACTTCCATTTAAAGATTGTTCAATAAGTTCCATAGAGAAATTAGTGTGTCTTCTGTAAACAACTTTGAAAAAAGTAATTTGTGGATTTCCAGTAAGATAAATATCTTGAGCACCATAAGCGACTAATTGCATTAAACCTCCTCCCATTTTATACTATTAGCAAAGAAAAAAATTTCAGAAAAAAACGCTAATTAATTAATTAATTAATTAATTATTTATATAAAAATAAATCACTTAAACATATTAATATTATGTTTTATAATGATTACTGTTGATAAAGCAATAGGTATAGGTTTAGGATTAGGATTAACTTTTTTATCTATAAGTGGATTAAAATGTGTTAATGGACAAGAACAATTTAATAGTTCAGAATCTAAAAAATGTCCTAAAAGTAATAAATGTTCAAAGGTAAATATGAATTTATGCTTAAGTTCATTTGGTATTGCTGGTGGTTTAATGGTTTACAAAAATACTTTTTAGAAAAAAGTAAAATCAAAAAATACTATAGATTTGTTAAAACTTTTTAAAAATTGAAAAATAAATAAAAACTTAAGAATAATATTATAAATATAAATATAATGGATAGAAATATTACTATTTGTGCTACTGATTTAACTGTTATAACAGGACATAATCCATACAAATCTATAGATGAGTTAATCCTTAAGTATTGGAAAAGATATTATAAATCGGATTATTTAGAATTTGTAGAATCCTTAAATGCCAAGAATATTAAAATTAAAAAAGAAGAAACTGATTATGATATTGTAACTAGAATATCTAAAGAAAATAATGTATATTTAGGTGGTAAATTATCTCAATGTTTTAAATCAGAAGATGTCAGTGCGTTAAATAAAAATAAAGAATCAATTATTAAATCATTAGAATCTAAATTATCTGGAGAAAAAAAAGAAGAATTTAATAAATCATTAAATTCATTAACAAATACAAATTTTGGAATTAAATATGAATCTAAAGGTGGAGAATTGTATGAGGAAAAAACTAATAATAAAATTATTAAAACTAGTAAATATTATAAAACTGAATTGTTTCAAATACCAAATGAATATGATAAGTTAGATACATGGGGGGTAGGAGGAAAAATAGATGGAATATTGTTGCCTGAAAATATTATTGTAGAGATTAAGAATCGCGTAAAAAATTTATTTTACAAATTGCGAGATTATGAAAAAGTCCAATGTTTTGTATATATGTTTTTACTAGAATCTAATGCTACAGATTTAGTTGAAGTTTTAAAAGATAAAAATGATGATTCAATAAATATAATAAGAGTAGATTTTAATGAATCATTTTGGGAAAAAGAAATTATGTTAAGATTCGAAGAATTTATTAGTGATTTCTATATATTTTTGGAAGATCCTAAAAGAAAATTAAAATTATTAACAATTTAATTAAATTTAATTAAATTTAATTTCTTAATAAATTATATATAATGTTTGGAGGAAGTTTTAGTTTAAGCGGCGGTTACAGAAAAAAAATAAAAAAAGGTTTACGTAAAAAATTTAAAACTAAAAGACATTGTGGTCCTGGTCATTTTAATCGTAAAACTAGTAATAATTGTAAAATGTATAGAAAAAGAACAAAAAAAAAAGTGAAAAAATCAAGAAAGATGAGAGGTGGTCAGTGTGCAGGCAGATCAAATGTTGACAAAAATAATCAAGGTGGTGGTAGAAGATCTTCAAGAAAAATGAAAGGTGGTTTTGGAAGTTGTGGAGGCAGTAATCATAAACATGACAAAAATAATCAAGGTGGTGGCGGAGCACACAATAAACATAAAGAACATCAAAAAGGTGGAAGAAGATCATTAAAAAAGATGAGAGGTGGCGGAGCACATAATAAACATAAAGAACATCAAAAAGGTGGAAGAAGATCATTAAAAAAGATGAGAGGTGGCGGAGCACATAATAAACATAAAGAACATCAAAAAGGAGGAAGATCATTAAAAAAGATGAGAGGTGGATTTAGTAGTTGTGGAGGAAGTAATCATAAACAAGACAAAAATAATCAAGGTGGTGGCGGAGCACATAATAAACATAAAGAACATCAAAAAGGAGGAAGAAGATCATTAAAAAAGAGGAGAGGTGGCGGAGCACATAATAAACATAAAGAACATCAAAAAGGCGGTGTTCTTAAAATAGAACCAAACCAATAATAATTATTTTTTAAAATTAATTTCTAAATTTTCATCGTATTTTTTAGTTTGTATAAAATTATAATCTTTTAATTTATCATTCATTGTATCTTTAATAGACTCTCTATTATTATTCATAGATTGTCTTTGTGGATTTGCTAATTCTAAATTCATTACAGAATTATTTTTAAGATTAATATCTCTTTCTAATTGTGTTAAATTAGGTTTAGCTTCTTTATAATATTTTTCATTAATTTCAAGTGAATTTAATAAATTATTAAGACTATTATAATCCATTAAATAAACTTTATAAAAGTTTTATCAAAAATAAACTTTATAAATAAAAGTATTAAAGTATGGTATAATAAATATTGGGGTTCAAAGCAAACATAAAAAATATTAGATAATAGAATTATGAAGCTAAAGATATATCTAAAAAAAAATAGAACTAATATGAAAAAGAAATAAAAAATTTTAAGACAAATTTCAAGCTGCTAAAAATATTAAATCTAAAGCCAATGTTATCACACAAAAATTGTGGACCAAAATAAAGTGAATAAAATTGAAAAAAAAAATTATGTTAATTTATAATTATATAATGTGGAGAATAGTAGGATTACCTTGGCCGTCAAGTAGAATGTCTATATTTAAAATAGATCATAATTTACTTAAAAAAAAACAAATACTAGTTGCTATAAATAAACCAAAAAAAAATGAAAAATATAAAGATTATGATAAAGAATTAGGAGTTGAGTTCCCTAGTAGTAGATTTAATTAATTCTTTTAATTCCATTATTTCTTTTTTGAGGTCTTCTTTATCTAAAACTACAAAGTCTTCATCTTCATTTTTATATTCAATTGCATAATTACTTTTATATACATACACAACACCATTCCATAAGTTACTTGTAGTCCACCATAACATACCAAAAGAAAAATCTAAAATATAATATCCAAAATAGAATAGTAGCATATTATAATAAAACAAATTTTTGTTTTAAGTATATTTTTTTGGATGAATCCAAGTTTGTGATATAAATTTAGTTACATTTAATACTGGTTTTGCTTGTTGACTAGTTCTATCATTTTTTTATAAATTATTATTTATATTAGTCCAAATTAATTCTCTACATAATTTAGATTTTACATCATATTTAAGTTGATTGAATGAAGTGGCTCCTCCATCTAAATTATGGGACTCAAAATCCAATAAATATATTAAATATATAAATATATAAATATTATAAAATTGAACTTAAAATATACATTTGTTTATTATTTATATAATGTCTATTATTAAATTTCAACTAATAATTAAAAAAATAGTATGGATTATAAGAAATAAAAAAAAAATTGATAAGTTCATTAATAATTATTTACAATCAACTACAAATAATGAAACAATAGGGCAAAGTGCCGAATATACTATATGTATTAATAGTAATATAGTATGTCATATTGATTATAATAGAATTAATAAAATTATGGTTAGACGAATTAATAAATTATTAAAAGAAAATAATATATTAAGTAATATACCAACTATTATTGATTCTTGCGGATATAAAAATGGATCAGTTGATTTCAAATTAAAACATAATAAAACATTAAGTTTAAAAACATTAAAATATAAATATGGAAAAGTTTGTCCACAAAAAGTAGGTCAACCAACATTAAAATCATGGGATAAAATATGGAATACTAATTGGAATGGAGAATTAAATAAAAATACAAATCGTTGGGAATTTATTAAGTCTAATATTCATACTTATTTAAATAGAATGTTAGAAGGTGTATTTTGTTGCGATTATCTTATAATAATTAAAAATTGTAATTATTTACCTTCAATAAAGTTATATAAAAAAGAAAATTTAATAAAAAAATTAAACTATTTTAATGATCAGGATATAATTTATTCAAGAGAAATATATGAAGAAAAATGGAATGAAAAAAAACAAAAATATAGTGAAATGTCTTCAACAATTAAATTAATTATAAATGGAAATGAAATAAAAATTGGTGAATTTCAATTTCATAAATCAAGTAGACAAGAATTAAAATTTAGATTTTGGGATAATTTTATACAAATGTTATTCTAAAAGTGTTAATATTTTATCATAATATTCTTTTGAAGCTTCGCAACCTTTATATATACGATTATTTTTTTTTGCTGCTATAGCAGTAGTTCCAGAACCTAAGAATGTATCTAATACTACATCATTTTCATTAGAATGTTTTTTTATTAATTCTTCAAATAGAGGAAGACTTTTTTGTGTTGGGTGAAAACGATTTTTTCCACCTTGTAAAGGAAATTTATAAACAGCGTTATCATATTTACTATTAAATGTAGGTTTTGATTTTTTAATACCTAATAATGCTATTTCTCTACAATTTGTTAAATAATTAGTTTTACTATTAAGAGGTTGTGGATTAGTTTTTACCCACTCAATAAATCTTATTTGTTTAAATCCTACCTTTTCCATAATTTCTTTTAATGGTGTAATTTTCCAAATATCAAAGAATAATATAAGTGTTCCTCCATTTTTTAAAACTTTATAATAATTTGTTATAAATTCTTCTAATAATTCCATTGTAAAATTATTATCCCAATCACCATAATCAGTAACTACAGCATATTTTTTACCATAAATAGAACCATATTTCAAATAATTTTTTTTTAGAATCGCCATTTTTATTTTAGATGATTGTTCAGGAATATTATTTTTATCCAACCATTCTTTCCATTCTTCTTTCGTTTTAAACTTTACCCAATCATTTTCGGTTTTTAAATTATTATCAGTTTCATCAACTTTTTTTACTTTTTTAGCATGTTCATTCATTCCAGTTTTTCTAGAAGTAATATACGGTGGATCAGTCAATACAAGATTTATCGAATCTTTACTTAATGTTTTTAAATAAGATAAACCGTCAACATTTTTTATTTCATTTTGTTGTGACATAATTATATGATTAAAACTCATAATTATTTTAAAATCAATTTTATAATTTATTATTTATTATTTAAATAAAAAATCTAAAAGTGATTTTAAAATAATTATAAACAGCAGCATATTATAATAAAAAAAAAATTTTATTTTAAGTATATTTTTTATTTAAATAAATAAATTAAATTTAATTTAATTTAAGTTGATTATTAAAATATTGTAACTACCTACTTAATAATAAATTAACGTAGCCGGAGCACAAGATGGAGCGTCGACTCTTTCTGTATATTGTAGTCAGAAAGAGTGCGTCCGTCTTCAAGTTGTTTACCGGCAAAAATGAGTCTTTGTTGATCTGGTGGAATTCCTTCTTTATCTTGAATTTTGGCTTTAACGTTTTCAATAGAATCACTTGGTTCTACTTCAAGTGTAATTGTTTTTCCAGTTAGTGTTTTTACGAATATCTGCATCTGTATACAAATAATAGATATTATTATTTTTAAATAAGTTTATAAAATTTATTTGCGTTTGTTGAACAATAAAAAAAATGAATAAATTATATTATGGAATCAAGGGATATAAGATATAAATTTAAAAAATTATCTCCAATGAATATAAAGAAATTAAATAAAAATATTCAAAATTATTTTATAAAATTAGATACAAATTGGTATAATTTGATTGATTTATATGAAGCAATAAATACAAGTAAAATAAATCCTCAAACAAATGAACCATTTAGTCGAAAAGAAATACAAAAAATATTAAAATTATATAAGGAATTAATAGAAATAGAGCCTCAATTTAATAATGAAAATAATGAAAAATTATTAACTGATTATATAGATTTATTTGAATCTCAATTAAATGAGTTATATTCTAAACAGGAAGAAATATATGCTTTAACACAAACACATCAACATGAAATAGAAAAAATTAATAAAAAATTATCTTAATAAGTTTCTAATATTTATATAATTTTTTTTTGATTTATGTTTCATTGCTTTGAATAATTTATTTAATTGTATATTATTTAATTTATTTTTTTTGGAGTGTTTTGTTTTACAGCAACTTTTTTTACATCCTTTTTTACAATTTTTTTTACAGCAACTTTTTTTACATCCTTTTTTACAATTTTTTTTAGATTTTTTATTACTTACCGGTTTTAAATGTTTTAAAATCGTATTCATTATATCCTCTGAATTACGCATACCTTGATGTTCTGCTACTTGTTTACCTCGCCGTATCATAACAATCTTAGGAAATCCCATTACATTTTTACCAATACCTCCATGAACATTATCTTTAAAATCATCACGAACTTTAACAACACCTATATTTTTTCTTTTACAATTTTGTTCTACTTTAGACCATTCTTGTTCCATTGCTTTACAATGTCCACACCAATTAGCATAAAACCACATAGCAAAATCTTTATTTTTTAATTTAGAGTTTAAACTATGTAAACTAGCCATATTATCAACGTTCATTTTATAATAAACGCATAGAAAATAAATTTATTTAGAATTGTTTAATAAAATTATATTAAAAATTTTAATCTGTTTTTTTATTAGGTGTAAAAAAGAAAGGATATAGTGCAAAAATTGGTGCGGTTGTTGTAGGTGATTGTGTTGTTTGTGGTAATGTTGTTCCTGCTAGTGTTGTTTGTGGTAATGTTGTAGATGATTGTGTTGTTTGTGGTAATGTTGTTCCTGCTAGTGTTGTTTGTGGGAATGTTGTTCCTGCTAGCGTTGTTTGTGGGAATGTTGTTCCTGCTAGCGTTGTTTGTGGGAATGTTGTTCCTGCTAGCGTTGTTTGTGGGAATGTTGTTCCTGCTAGCGTTGTTTGTGGGAATGTTGTTCCTGCTAGTGTTGTTTGTGGGAATGTTGTTCCTGCTAGTGTTGTTTGTGGGAATGTTGTTCCTGCTAGTGTTGTTTGTGGGAATGTTGTTCCTGCTAGTGTTGTTTGTGGTGTAGAATCATACAATAGTGTCATTTTGTTAATCCATTCAAATAAAGTGCTAGATCCAAAACCATAACCAGCAGGTAATTTTCTTAAGTCTTTTGTTTGTCTTTCTGGAGGATCACCCCATTCAGCTGGAAATTTTTTAATTACACCACTTCGCCAAGCTTGCCCTGTAGATAATGTGTTTGTATTGATTTTGCCAATTTGATATCGGACATTTTTAGCATATCTATTTTTGATATTTTCACTACAATATTCAAAACTAGTATCATTTTTACTTGTATCAGTATTAATACATTTTGGAATAAAGTCTCCTGTAATAATTGGATTAAAAATGTCTTCTTCTAAACTTTCTAAATCTTTTTGTTGTTCAGAAAGTTTTATTAATAAGTTATCTAAATCTTTTTGTTGTTCAGATATATCTCCTTTTAATTGTTTTAATTCTAATTCGTTTTCTAAATTGAAATCATTAGTATTAAACATTTCTTTATTTTTTTTTTTTTTATAAATTAAAAATATAAATAAAAAAAATATAATTATTAAATAAATTATCATATATAATTATAAAATAAAAAAATTATTTTTTTTTTAAAATAAAAAAATTATTTGTTTTTTTTAAAATTTTGTGCACTTATATATTTGTTTTTAATATGTTCAGAACAATAATCAAATGAAGTATCATTTTCATTTTTATCAGGATTAATACATATTGGAATATTATCACTATAATTAATTGAACTGAAAACATCATTATTAAAATTAATAAGATTATTTTGCATTAGGTTAGTGTTTTCTTTCAATAGATCAACATTTGTAATTAAATCTCCTTGAAGGTCATTATCTATAATGTTTAAATTATCGCGCAAAGAATCGATGTCCTCTTTTGTGTTTTTTTTACTATCTTTTATTTGTTTTTCAAGATTCTTAAAATTATCTGATTTACTATATAATTCAGAATTAAAATCATTTTTATTAACATAATTATTCTTCAAATTTTCATTAGTAACATAACTATTTTCATCTCTTGTTTTTTTAAAATTCGTGTAGACACGCTCATATTCATCCATTACATCATCTTCTTTAGCATAAATTGTTTCCAAGTCTTTAAGCTTAGTATAATCTTCTAATTGTTTTTGTTTAACGTAAGAAAGTAATTCATCTTGTGTAGCTGCCCGTGCTTCTAAATTATGTAATTCTTCTTGTTTAACTAAATCTTCTGTATCTGTATTAGGTAAATTTTTTGTTTTTACATAATTATTTAATAATTGTTTTTTAAAATTTTTTTCTATTCTAGTTACACCTGTTGCTCCGGGCAAGAACCCTATCTTAAAAAGACCCCTATAAAGAGAAGTTATTTTTGTATCATTTAAATCATTTTTATTAGCATAATTAGCTAATTGTTCTTTTTTAGCATAAAGATCCATATTAGGTAAATCTTCTTTTCTAGCATAAGAATCTAATTGTTCTTGTGTAGCATAATCATCTAATTGTTCTGATTTAGCATAATCTTTTTTTTTAGAATAACCTTCTGAATAAAAGGTTTTTAATTTTTGTAAATCTTCTGAATTTAAATCTGCTTTTTTTAAATAATCTCTCATTTCAGCTTGATGAACGCCGTATTGATTCCCGTATTTCCTCAAGATGTAAGTGTTCATTTGTGTTTCGGAAGAAACCAAATCATCTACATAATCTTTTTTAGCATAAACTGTTTCCAAGTCTTTAAGCTTAGTATAATCTTCTAATTGTTTTTGTGTAGCGTAAGAAAGTAATTCATCTTGTGTAGCTGCCCGTGCTTCTAAATTATGTAATTCTTCTTGTTTAACTAAATCTTCTGTATCTGTATTAGGTAAATTTTTTGTTTTTACATAATTATTTAATAATTG